AATGTTGATGCTTCTGGTACTTCTGTTGAAGGTGACGAGCCTAATGCTGAACAATTAGGTAGATTAATAGGAGCAGTAGTTCAATCAGAACTTATCAAAGAAAAAAGACCTGGAGGTTTATTAGGTTAATGGCTACTTTTCCAAATGTTCAACCAAGTTACAACTCTCAAAAAACTACAAGCCCAAGAGTTAATGTCACTCAATTTAATGACGGCTATCAACATCGTATAAAATTTGGATTAAATACAATACCGTATGTCTGGTCATTGACTTTTGATGTCAGTGAAACTGTTTCTGACACGATAGAAAGTTTTCTTGAAGCTAGAGCCGAAGATGGTGAATCTTTTGATTGGCAGCCTCCTGGTAGTGCTGTTGCTTATAAATGGATCTGTTTAAGCTGGAGAAAAAGATTACCTTTTGTTAATAGAGCCAGTTTATCAATGACATTTCAACAAGTATTTGAACCCTAATGGCTGTACCTGTTTCAGAATTACAAAAGATAGCTCCCAGTAATATTATTGAGCTTTTTGAACTTGAACTTATTACTGCTATTCATGGATCAAATACAAAATATTATTTTCATAATGGAGTAAATACAAATGGAAATAACTCTATTATTTTTGACAATATTCAATATGAAAAGATGCCAATAGAAGCTACAGGTTTTGAATTTAAATCAAAAACATTACCAAGACCTCGTTTAAAAATTAGTAATATTTTAGGAACTTTTACAACAATACTTCTTACATTACCTCAAGGATTAGAAGGAGCAAAATTTACAAGAAAAAGAACTTTAAGAAGATTTATAGATCATACAAATTTTGAAGGTGGAGATATTTTATTAGAAGATGGATCTTTTTTGCTACAGGAAGATGCGAATGTAGTCGATTTAGAGTCAGGTGATAATCCTTTTGGAACTCCAGACCCCACAGCTTTATTTCCCGTTGAAATTTATTTTGTTGATAGAAAAGTCACAGAAAATAGAAATGTGATTGAGTTTGAATTAGCAGCTAATTTTGATCTTGATGGTGTCCGTTTACCTAAACGTCAGGTTTTACCAGCAGATTTTCCTGGAGTCGGATCGTTTTTTGCATGACTTGGAAAGATGATGCTTTACAACATGCTATACAGGAAGATCCAAGAGAATCTTGTGGTTTATTAGCAGTTATAAAAGGTAAAGAAAAATATATACCTTGTCATAATTTAGCTGTAGATCCTAAAGATCAATTTATATTATCTCCTGATGATTATGCTGATGCTGAAGATCAGGGAGAAATTACTGCTATCGTTCATAGCCATCCTGTAACAAGTCCAAAACCTAGTGAAGCTGATAAAGTGTCCTGCGAGAAATCAGGTTTGAAATGGTGGATCGTACAACCTAATTTAAAGCTATGGGAATCATTTGAACCTTGTGGTTATAAAGCACCTTTAATTGGTAGAACATGGGTATGGGGTGTTAATGATTGCTGGAGTCTATGTAGGGATTGGTACGATCAAGAGCTTGGTATTCAATTAAGAGATTGGGAAAGACCAAACGATCCAGATGATTTTGTTAAAGATCCAATGTTTAATGGATGTTATGAAGAGACAGGTTTTAGAGAATTAACACAGGAAGAGGATTTAGAAAAAGGAGATTTGTTATTAATGTCCATTAATAGTAGCGGTTTAAATCATATTGGTGTTTACTTAGGAGAGCAGACCGTTTTACATCATTTGCAAAATAGATTATCAAGTCGTGATTTATTAGATGAATGGTTGCTAAAATGCACAGGTAAAAGGATTCGTTATGCTACGCAAAATTAAGCTATACGGAGAGCTTGCAAAGTTTCTAGGTCAAAAGACTTTTGAAGCTGAAGTTCATAGTGCTGGACAAGCTATAAGATTTTTAGTTGTTAATTTTCCGCAATTAGAAGCACATATGGCTGATAGGTATTACAAAGTATTAGTTGGTGATTGGGAAATAAAAAAAGAGGAGATTAATTATCCAAATGGACAGGAGGATATAAAAATAGTTCCTATTGTTGGAGGAGAAGGTGGTAGAGGTGTGCGACAATTTTTACTAGGGGCAGCTTTTATTGGAATAGGAATTTTATCAGGTGGTGCTACTTTAGGTGCTGGAGGTTTTACTGGCGCTGGTTTTTTAGGAGGTACAACTGCCGTAATAGGAAATATTGGTATTGCTTTAGCTTTAACAGGACTTTCTCAAATGCTTACTCCTGTTGAAAATGTACCTGAAAATGACCAAGATCCTAGAAGATCATTTAATTTTAGTGGTATTCAAAACACATCAAGAGCAGGAGTAGCTGTTCCTGTTATCTATGGAACGGTGCTTACAGGTTCTATTGTTGTTTCAGCAGGAATCGAAAATGAACAGGTGGAAGTATGAGTAAAATAATTGGATCTGGTGGAGGTGGCGGAAAAGGCGGTGGTGGCAATGATCGTTCACCTACAGAAGATAAAGATAATTTAGATTCAAAAAGTTTTGCAAGAGTTTTAGATCTTATCGGAGAAGGTGAAATTGGTGGTTTAGTCGATGGTGGTAAATCAATATTTTTAAATAACACACCACTACAGGCATCTGATGGTTCTTTTAACTTTAAAGATGTAAGTTTTGAAACTAGAACTGGTACATCTAGTCAAACAACAATTCCAATCACAAGAGATGTTTCTGTTACTAAAACAACAGGTTTCTCAACAATAGTACAGGCAACTCCAGGTGTAATTCAAATTACAGATTCGGATGTTGATGCAGTTTCCGTACAAATAACTGTTCCTGCTTTACAGCGATTTTCAGACGAAGGAGATATTTTTGGTACTTCAGTTCAACTTGAAATAGCAGTACAGTATCAAGGAGGATCTTATACTACTGTTGTATTAGGTAATCAGGGAACTATTGCTGGTAGAACCCCTGATACTTATATAAGAGATTATTTAATAAATCTTAGTGGTAACTTTCCTGTCAATATAAAAGTTACTCGTGTAACAGCAGATAGTACATCAAGTAAATTAGTAAATTCTTTTCAATTCAATTCATATGTAGAAATTAAATACGATAAATTAACTTATCCAAATTCAGCGTTAGTTGGTTTAAAAGTTGATGCCGAACAATTTACCTCAATACCAAGTAGAAAATATTTAGTAAAAGGACTTAAAGTAAAAATTCCTCATAATGCAACAGTTCGTTCAGATGGTAGTTTGGAATACTCAGGAACATTTAATGGTACTCTTGGTGCTGCACAATTTACAAATGATCCTGCTTGGTGCTTATATGACTTGTTGACCAGTGAAAGGTATGGGTTGGGAAGTCATTTAGTTGAAGCAGATTTAGATAAATTTAGTTTTTTTGCTGCTAGTCAATATGCTAGTGAACTAATAGATGATGGAACTGGAAACGGTACACTTGAACCTAGATTTAGTTGCAATGTTTCTATAGGTAATCAGCAAGAAGCGTATAACGTTATAAATCAAATGTGTTCTGTCTTTAGAGCGATGCCTTATTATCAGGCAGGAAATTTAACAATATCTCAGGATTCACCTAAAGACGCTAGTTACTGTTTTGGTTTGGCAAATGTATTAGAACCAGGATTTACTTATTCAAATTCGAGTCAAAAAACAAGACCTACTGTTGTTATTGCTAAATATTTAGATCTTGAACTAAGAGATATTAATTACGAACAGGAAATAGACACAGCGAACCAAGCACGTTATGGATCGGTAATACAAACAATAGATGCTTTTGCATGTACTTCCAGAGGGCAAGCAAAAAGATTAGCTAAATGGTTGCTATACATGAGCAATGTGGAACGTGAAGTCGTTACATTTACTACCTCTATTGATGCTGGTGTTGTTGTCAGACCTGGACAGATTATTGAAATAGCTGATCCAGTAAAAAGTGGAGAAAGAAGATTGGGTCGTATAAAATCAGCAACTATTAACACTGTTACAGCAGATGATGTTACTGGTTTGAATATGCAGATTGGTTCTACTTTAAGTTGTGTATTACCTGATGGTACTTATGAGAAAGTAACTGTTTCTGGTCTATCCAATAATGTTTTTAGTTTAGGCCAAAGTTTTTCTACAGCCCCTAATGCTAATAGTGTCTGGGTATATGAAACAACTGATATTGTTACTACTACTTGGAGAGTTTTAGAAGTTATAGAACAAGACAGAACTAATTATTTAATAACTGCAAGCACATATAATGCCAGTAAATATAATCATATTGAGAGTGGGTTAGCTCTTGTCCAAAGAGATATTACTAATTTAGATGTAGCTCCTGCTGCCCCATCTAATGTTACTGCTGAAGAAGTTATTTATGAAAATACAGGTATTGCCAGAACAAAAATCATTGTTAGTTGGACTACAAGAACTGATGCAGTTTATGTACGTTGGAGGTTACAGGATGGAAACTATACATCTTTAACGGTTGAAAATTCTAAAAGTTATGAAATTTTAGATACTATTGCTGGAAATTACGAAATAGAAATATATAGTATAAGTTCTTCTGGTTTACGTTCCACATCTCCGACTAAACCTGCTGATCCATTTTTTGTTGCTGTAGGAAAAACAGCATTACCAGCAAATGTGAGTGGAGTAAGTTTATTACCTATTGATGAATCAAGCGCAATTTTAAGTTGGAATCGTGCCACAGAACTTGATGTGTTATTGGGAGGAAAAACTTTAATAAGACATTCTTCTTTAACTTCATTAGCTCAATGGAAAGATGCACAAGAAATTGTTGTCGCTGCTGCTGGAAACCAAACACAAAAAATTGTCCCATTATTAGAGGGGACGTATTTAATTAAGTTTGAGGACGATGGGGGCAGACAATCTCCTGCACCTGGTTCAAGTGATTCTGACTGGAATAATACTAGAGTTACAACAAACTTACCTGCACCATCTGAAAGACTTGTTGTTGGAACGGTTGATGAACATACAGCTAATTTTACAGGTTCAAAAACCAATACAATATATGACTCAGGTATAGATGCTTTAACTTTGGTTGTTACAAATAGTGCAACTGCTACTTCTGGTGAATATTTATTTGCAAATTCAATAGACTTAACACAACCTTTTGATGTAAATATCAGAAAAGTTTTAAAAGCTTCAAGTTTTAACCTTAATAGTTTATGGGATTCAAGAACAGATTTAATTGATGATTGGGGTTATATAGATCAAGTTGGAGGTTTAACAGAAGCTACTAAATGTAACGCTGCTGTTTATGTAAGATCTACTAATGATGATCCATCTGGTTCGCCAACATGGAGTGATTATAAAGAATTTAGCAATGTTCTAATAACTGGTAGAGCATTTCAATTTAAAACTTTATTAACAAGTGGTGACACAAACCAAAACATAGCTATTACTGAGCTAGGGGCTACACTAGAATTACAAGGAAGAACAGAAAGTATTTCAACTCCAGTTACTACTGGTTCATCACAGTACACTGTTTCTTTTACAAATCCATTTAAACAAACTCCAAATGTAATAGTGACACCAACAAATCAACAAAATGGTGATTTCTTTGAACTTGCTAATATAAGTAGGACAGGTTTCAAAGTAACATTTAAAAATGGAAGTTCAGCAGTTGCAAGATCTTTTGTATGGGCTGCATCAGGTTTTGGTAAGGAGGTTACATAAATGAGCAATACGCATGATTATGATATAGCAAATTCAGTTGGAGCAACTTTTAGAGCAGATCTCAATGTCTGTCTTGGTGATATTCAATCTACAAATAGAGGTTCAAGCGAACCAACAACAAAAGTAACAGGAAAACTTTGGGTAAATAGTAATAACAATACATTAAATATGTATGATGGGACGAATTTTATAAATTTAGGAAAAATTGATACTGCTGAAATGGGACATGCAACTACTGCCTCTCCAAGTTTTACAGGAACTATAACTTCAGCAGGTGATATTGTAATGTCTGGAACAGGATCATTACAACTACCATCAGGAACGACTGCTCAAAGACCTACTCCTGTTACTGGTGATATAAGATTTAATACTTCATTAACACAATTTGAAGGATATAACGGATCTAGCTGGGGTGAGATTGCTAATGGAGTACCTGCTGGTGCTGTATTTGCTCATGCCTCAAATACTCCTCCATCTGGTTTTCTAGAGTGTAATGGTGCTGCTGTTAGTCGTTCCACCTACGCTAGTTTATTTGCCACTATAGGTACAACTCATGGAAGTGGAGATGGCAGTTCAACTTTTAATTTACCAGATTTAAGAGGTCAGTTTATTAGAGGATTTGATAATGGTAGAGGAGTTGATTCTGGAAGAGGTTTTGCTTCAAGTCAGTCAGATCAAAATAAAACACACGATCATACTTCGGCAGGTCACACTCATGGATATGCCTTTGCACAAGGCAGTGGTGCTGGTATAGGTAATGCTTTTGGCACTTCTGGAATATCCAATATCACTCAAGTAGGTGGAAGATTAGCTGAACTTGAACAATCTGGAGGTAATGACGGTCAAGATCTAAAAGGTTTTACAGCTTCTACAGGTTCAACAACTCCTGGATCATCAGGTTCAAATGGAGGAACTGAAGTTAGAGTAAAAAATATAGCTCTTATGTACATTATTAAATTTTAATTATGACAAATCGAAAAATATCAGAATTTACCGCTTTAACTGCTCCAGCAAGTACGGACACTTTACCAATAATAGATCAAAGTGAAAGTGGTGCTGATAAAAATAAAAAAATTACTTACGCAAACTTATTAAGTAAAGCACCTGATGGATCAGCCTCTGCACCTGCTTTTAGTTTTAATTCTGATAATAATTCTGGAATAAGTGGTGGCTCTGATACTTTAACTTTTAGTACGGCAGGGGTTGGTCGAATGACGATAAGTTCTGCTGGTCTTGTAAGTATTCCAGGTGATCTTACTGTCAGTGGAACGACCACAACAATAAATACCACTAATCTTGATGTTGAAGATAAAAATATTACTCTTGGAAAAGTTAGTACTCCTTCCGATACAACTGCTGATGGAGGGGGACTTACTTTAAAAGGAGCTACAGATAAGACATTTAACTGGGTTAATTCAACAGATTCTTGGACAAGCAGTGAACATTTATCTGTTTCTGGACAAAAAGAAATAAGATATTTAGATAGTGATTCTTCGCACTATGTAGGTTTTAAATCTCCTGCTACAGTTTCTTCAAATGTTGTTTGGACTTTACCTGCTACTGATACCTCAGTAAGTGGATATGTATTAGCTAGTAATGGATCAGGTGTTTTATCTTGGGTCGCACCAGGTTCAACAGCCAGTCCTGATTTCTCAGGTGACGTAACTTTAACTAATGACGGTAATATTAGAGGGTTTGCCTCTCTTCATGCCACATATACTGGATCGGTTAAAACTTTTACAGTTACAGTAGATTCAAAAGATGCAACTCATAGATATAACGGAAGTGGATCTAGTAATGGCTATAAAATTGATGGCAAGTTTGCTCCTTTTTTAACGCTTACACCAGGTAGAACTTATAAATTTGACCAATCAGATAGTAGTAATAGTGGACATCCTCTTCGTTTTTATCTTGAGTCTGATAAATCTACTGCTTTTACAACAAATGTAACTACAAACGGAACACCAGGTTCAAGTGGTGCATACACTCAGATTGTGATAGCAGATAACACACCTATGGTTCTGCACTATCAATGCAGTGCTCATGCTTTGATGGGAAATTCTGTTCAAACAAACTCTGCAACAGCTACAGGAACTTTACTATCAAGTTTGACTGTTAGTGGAAATATCTTAATGACAGGTACAGGAGCTATTGATATAGCTGCTGGTACAACGGCTGAAAGACCTGGATCGCCTTCGTCAGGTATGCTCAGATTTAATACTACAAGTGGTGAATTTGAGGGGTATGACGGAAGTGCATGGGGTGATATTGGAGGATCTGCTGGTAATGCAAGCACTGTAACAATAGCTGATGAAAGTTCCGACACGACCTGTTTTCCCTTATTTGCTACTGCTGCAACGGGAGATTTAGGATTAAAATCTGGATCAAATCTTACATTCAACTCAGCGACAGGACAACTTAGCGCGACATCATATGTAGGTGATGGATCGTCTTTGACTGGAGTTTCATCACAAGTTGCTGATGGTTGTGTAACAGAAAACTCATTAACAATTTCAAATAATTACACTATGACAACAAATAAATCAGGATTTAGTGTAGGAGATATAACTGTAGCTAATGGAGTTACAGTTACTATTCCATCAGGATCACGTTATGTTATTTTATAGGAGGTAAATTATGCCAATAGTATTCAACGGAAGTACTGGAGTTATAACTGGAGTTTCGGTAGGAGGCTTGCCTGACGGTATCGTTGACACGGATATGATTGCTAATGGAGCAGTTACATCGGCAAAAGCTACTGGCATAGGCGGTGGTAAAGTTCTTCAATTTAAATATAGTTCAACATCAACGGAAGTTGAATCTACATCAACGACTCTTATAGATACTGGTTTATCTTTAACAATTACACCAGCCAGTGCAAGTAATCTTATTGTTTTATGGGGTAGTAATCATATGCACTCACGACAAGATTGGAGTCATGCAATGACTGGACAATATTTACATCGTTCAATATCAGGAGGTTCTTCTGGTGTTATATATTATCCACCCACTTCTAATTCTAGTGGTGGAAGTTATGCCTCAGACCTTTATCAAAGTTTACCTACAATGGGAGAGACAGCAGGTTCATATACAACAACTGTTATAGGAAGAATCCCATTTAATTATACTGACACTCCAAATACTACGTCAGCAATAACTTACAAAATACAATTTAAATGTCATACTGCTGGTAATGATCGTAATGCCTCGGCTAAAAGCTCTTATGGAAATGCAATCGCAGTTTTCTACGCACTGGAGGTTGAACCATAATGGTAATGCCTAATGAAATGTACGAAGATTATCCGTCCAAGCTTAATGCTGCAATGGCTTTATGTCCAAATGCACAGGCATCATGGATAGGTCGTCAGGGTGAAATAGTATGGCACGATACAGGTGGTGCTAAACAACCAACAGATGCAGAAGTTGAAGCAAAATGGACTGAATTAAAAACTGCTTGGCAAAATAAAAAGTATATAAGAGATCGTTCTGGCAGAACGCATGAAGTTACAGATAATCTTTATCCTTACTGGGGTGAGCAATTTGATTTATTATGGCATTGTATAGATGCAGATTCAGAGTTAAAAACTAAATTTGCATCTTTTTACAACGCATTAAAAACAGTTAAAGAGGCACATCCAAAACCATGAGTCAGATTAAATTAGTACATAGCGGTGGTAATTCAAGCATAATAGCTGCACCTAGTTCCAACCCTGCATCTGATGTAACTTTCAGATTACCAAATGCTGATGGGAGTGCCAATGAATTTTTAAAAACTGATGGGTCAGGTAATTTATCATTTGCTGCTGTTGCTGGTGGAAAATTTGCTAGTTATGCAATCATTGGCGATCAAAAAGCATATAATGAAAATGGTGGTTCATTTACAAGTGGTGATTGGAGAACAAGAGATTTAAATACAGAATTTGCAGATGAAGATGGTATTGTATCTATCAGTAAC